TACCCAAAAGATTGCCAAGGCAAGCCGCAATGCAAGTAAAGCAATGCGCACAATTTTTATATCACCCATGCCCATACAGCTGCGGCGATGGCTGGGTGAGAGAACCCGATGGCTGCGGCTGCGTCCAGTGGACACATTGCGGCCGCTGCGGGGGTTACGGCTACATAAAGGAGGACAGAAATGTGGATAAGCAAAAAGAGATTCATAAACATGGAAGCAAACATAGCCCGATTGGTCTACGTCCAGCAAAAGCAACAGCAAGCCCTAGAGAGCATGGGCGTGCTGCTCAACAGCGCAGCTGAAGCCCTAAAACCGCCACTTCCGCACACTTCCGCAAGCGGAAATGAAGCCAAAAACAAGGAAAAACTGCGGAAGTGAAGGCGAAAACAATGAAAAACTGCGGAAGTAACATAGTGAACAGCATCAAAACCATGCGGAAGTATGCGGAAATGAGCGGAAGTAATGCGGAAGTAACCCCCCCATACCCCCCAAGCATTACTTCCGCAATGCAAATGCTTGCGCATTTTGCAAGGCGGGGCGTAATCCGATGGCAGTAGGTAAATGGTCAGGCGTTAAGCGTGAGCCGAAGAAAAGCGCCAGCGAATATGAGCCGGTTCCAGATATGTATAACCATGCTGGCAAATCTCAAATTATAAGCGCGGCAGTGAAGTCTCTTGATGCTGTTGCCCGTGATGCGGANGTGCGCTGGGGCATAGGNAAGCTGGAAAGCCTAGCTGATCCAGAATTGGCGGCTCGGTTTGAACAGGCAAGGGTCAGGCTTAACACGGCTCTGCATGGCGATGACGTTAACGCGGTTGTAGATCGATGTAAGGATATGATTAAAGGCTGGCGAGTGCTTGAAAAGAAAGTCTCGGCAGCCGGACATAAGCCTAGAGAGTTTCGCGTCTGGTATCACAAAGGCGATGCCGGACAGAAATATGCGTTTATCCAAGACGCAGCTGACGCGAAGTTTGTGGACAGTGACGCGATCGCCTACACGCTCGATGATATTGCGCGGCTCATAGATACGAAATACCCGCTGGTCAATAAGGTGAAAGACCTCTGGCCTGGTGCTGAGATTGAATCTGTAAAACCCAAACGAAAAAAGGAAGTGTTTAACGATGACCTACCGTTCTGAATTATTAGCGTCTGCACAAAAAACTGTAGACGGCGATCGAGATAAAGAATTTGGCGACCCGCTCGAAAATATGAAATGCGCGGCTCAACTTATTGCTGGCTATATGGGTGCGAGGCGAGGCGATAGCATCACGGCAGCCGATGTGCCGGTGATTATGTCGCTGTTCAAGATTGCCAGATTAGCCGGAAATCGCGGCTCAAAAGATAGTTGGCTCGATCTTGCGGGATACGCCGCTATCGGGTTCGATGTGATGATGAGGGATCGAGACAAAGAAAAACGGCCAGCGCCTAAAAAGCGTGGCCGTCCTCCGAAAAAATCGCTCTAGGTTGGCCATACACGGGCTTTAGAGATTGTCCGTGTATGATTGCACCTACCAAAGTTGGCCTTGTTTGTCTGTTTCGGTTGGTGCGGTTATGCGCTCCGCTCCGGTGATTACCAGCTGTATGCCTTCGGGTGTTAGTTCTTCGGCATACTCGCCCCAATCATCCGTTGTCATAACGTGCCAGCTGTTGCAGCTGGGGCAGCACTCTTGATGCTGCTCCGCTTGCCAATGATGGTTACAATTTCCACAATCCCAGCTTGTCATTGTGCTGCCTCCTATTGATGCGCGTGATGGATGTAAAACTTGCGCTTGCCGGTTAACGACTGGCCGATAGCCTCGGCAGCCTCGCGCATGGCGCTATCACCTTGGCCGCCCCAGTGCCGTGACATTTCAACGCCAGCGTGATTGATGGCGCTTTCCATTGCGGCAGATTCCTTGCAATAGCCATACCCGCCAGCTGATCCGTACCCGCTGCCGTAATTCTCGCCGCTGCCGAACCATGTAATGCAATGGCACACGCTCGACCCCATGTAAAAACGGAACCGCGCAACGCAGCCATGCGCCGGATGTATAACCGCGATTTCTTTATAAAAATTATTGGCGATCTTGTCGCGCTTTGCGCCGATCTCGGCGTGTTTAAGATTTTTCAATATAGCTTTCATCGTTGTCGCTCCTATTTTGCGTTCTGACTTGGTTTGCCTCGTCAGGCGTAGGGAAACCAGCCCCCACACTATAAGCCCGCTCCTACGGGCTTATTTCGGCTATTGTTGGTCGGTGGTATCGACAAAAGGATCAAGCGCAGCAAGCCAATATTGCTCGGCTGGTGCGTCCAATCTTTTAATGTCGATTTTTGTTATTTGGTTTCCGGCTAAATCTTCCACCTTGCTGGTTTCAACAGCTGCGCCCTGATTGTGGATGCGGTGCGCCATTAACTGGATTAATGCACGATGACCGGCCAGCAATGAATCAACAGGGAAAGACTCAAAACCCTGGGTTTTTGTCCAGCGAATTACGTTGCTTTTCATTGTGCTGCCCTCGCGCTTTCGATTAATCCGGTTTGATCTTCCAGTTCCTTTGCAAGCGTGATGCGATTAAGCAAAACCCGCAAAGCCTCGATGTGTTCCAGCTGGTCGGGCGTAAACTTCCCCGCTGCCGTGAGCATTGCCAGACGATTAGTCGCAGCGCGGGCGATCGATCCGGCATAGTCCAGATAATCCCCGCCGTGGTTGTCAATGCACTGCGCGACTTGGGCAATGGTGATGCCATAGCTGCGCTGCTCGATAATTTGCTTTTCTTGTGGTGTCATTGGTTTGATCCTTTCGCGTTGAGCCAGTGTTCGGCTATGTTCTGCATAGTGCGCAGATGCCTAACGGCAAGCAGCTGGTCAGCCGCTTGCTCAAATTCTTCTTCAGTTGATTGCCAGCCGTAAACTGCGGCCATGCTGCGGCAAAGTATTTTCTTGGTTAGAAATAGTCCGTTGTATGTCGCATAGTACGGGCGCAGCGCGGTCATATGGCAGCAATGGCTAACCACTAGCCCCATGTCATGCACATACGCCCACTTCCGAGCGCGGTCGCCGGTTATGCTTAGTCCTGCCACTGTCCAGCGCTTCATTGTCCGGCCTCATCGCATGGATTGCAGCAAATTGAATGACTGATTGAGTTATTAACAAAAACAGCGCGAAAGTGTGTTCGGCTGCCGAACAGGTCATTAAGATATTTGCCGTTAAGGTCAATTATCGGGCGGGTGTCCGTACCGGCTACGCGGTGCTTGCCGTCAGGCTGCACAGATAAAACGATCGAGCCATCGGCTATGATGGCTTTGTCAAACCGCAGCCCACGCACAAAACCGAATTGCAGCAATAAGCTGCCTTCGATCCAGATGCGGCGGTTGCCTTTATTTGTGCCAGATTTGTATATCTTTTCCATTGTTGTCGCTCCTATTGTTCTACAGTCGAGGCAATCGCGCCCCATTGCTCGGCCATAGCCTCAGCAATTCCAGAATAAAACTTGCTCCTAATCTTCCATCGGTCAGCTGATGGTGGCGCTTTGTGGCACTCATCGCGTGCCGTGCTGCCGTCAACCGTGCCAGTGGCTTGCAGCTGCGGAAGGCCGCGCAACCAAAAACAGGTGCGCTTTTTTACGTTGTCGGCGCTGCCGTCATTATCGGCAAACTGCCAAGGCTGAATAGACTGGCTGAATGGCTGATAATTGCGGATGCGTTCTTTCGCGTGTTTGTGCATTACTGGATTCTCGACAGCGATAAGCGGAATTTCAGCGTTCCAGACATCACTGAACAGGGCGCAACCCTCGTCCAGTTCGCGCCACATATCTGCCAGCGTCCGGTTTGGTGGCGCTTTGTGCAGCCACCTAACGCCGGAATTGCATAGGCGGGTGCATGGCGGGTGCATTACCGCCATGAAATCCCAGCGTTCATAATTCATCACGTTGCGAACATCGTCTTGAATGTGCCGGTTTGATGGTTGATCGCTGGGCAGCACATCGCATGACCAGCAATCATGGCCAGCGGAAAGGAACGCATCGCGCACGATCCCGCTGGTTTCGCAGCCTATCAGCACTCTAGCCATTGTTGCGGGCTTTCATGCGGGCTTGGTATAGCTCTAGGTCTTGCGCTTCCATGCGCTCGTAATGCTCGGCAGCCGCCGCAGATTCAAGAAACGCGTGGCATATCAGGCCGCAAAGCATACAGATAGCGCCCATCAGGGCGGCGGCTATGCCGTCAACCATGATGAGCGTGACGGGAACGCCAGCCAGTGTCATAACGCCAAAGCAGCCGAAAGTAAGGCCAATAACTGAATGGATATATTTCATTGTCCGGCCTCCTTATATATTTTGTTGGTTTCTAATTCGGTTTGATGCTCTTGATACAAATCCCACAGTTTGCTTTCGTGCCAAATTACGGCGCTGATGTCGTCTTTGCTAAAGCCTCCGCTCGATCTCATAGACTGGTGCGCACTACGCACCGCAAAAGCTGCTTCAACAATTAGTTCTAATGGTTGCTTTTTCATGTTTGTCGCTCCTTTATGTGCGGCTGCCGATCCGGTGCGGTCGGCTTTGCCGCCTTGCCATTATAATCAGCAGCAGTTGCTGATGTTGTCAAGCATAAAAATGCGACCTACAATAAACTACAGCAAACACTAGGGATTGATGACATGGGCGAGATCAGAAAAAGAGAGATCACAGACAGGCAGCGCGACTTTGTGCAATACTTGGTAAAAGATAATAAGAACGCCACAGAGTCGGCGAGGCTTGCCGGTTATGCGCACCCAAAGCAAAGCGCCTATGAATTGACCCGCAACCCGTCCATAATTGCGCTGATGCGGCAAGCGAGACGCACGCTCTACGAATCCGATCTGGTCAACGTTGCTGCCGACACGATCCGATCCGTGATGCTCGACCTCGATGCGCCAGCGTCAGCAAGGGTTTCAGCTGCACGGACGGCGATGGAACTGGCCGGTGACTTGGGCAAGAACGCCGAGGCTGCCGGTGATGGTAAGACACTGGCCGAACTGTCGCCGGACGAACTGGCGCAGATGATTAGCAGCTGGGAACAGCAACGATCGGCGCTTGCAACCGACATTACACCGCAAACCAGCGAATAAATCCAACGATTACAGCGCAATCAATGGTGCAATGCGCACCACTGGACAAAAGAACGCGCGCGACCGCCCGCCCGCCTGACCCGACCCACCCCCCTGCCGTGGTGCCAGGCCGCGCGGCTATCCTATTATGCCCTCACATACAAATTTGGCGAAAAAATCAATCTTTCACTTTTGTTGAATGTTGTTGATAAAAAGGATATACTTTCGCAACTGCTCGACAAAACGGTGTGATGAGGACGCTCAATGGCACAACCAACAGGCTTTACAAGACAGTTCAATTTTAATGATTTTCAGACCACTAGCCCAAGCACACCTTTGCCTGGTGTGCAGCTGGACAACGAGCTTAATGCTACAAAGACAAATCTGGACGGCTTAAACGCTAATATTGCTAAAATACAGCGTGACGATGGGTTGCTGGCCAACCAATCAGTTCACAAAAATTCTTTTGATGTTGACGCTTTGGCGCTCATTGGCCTTTCGGGTTACACCGTATCGGGCGATTGGGCTGCTTCTAATTCTTATACTGCTGGAACGCTGGTAAATTTTAATGATGCTACATATCTTGCTACTGTCGCGCATACTTCTGTAAGTGCTTTCGCTACTGACCAAGCTGCCGGAAAGTGGATACTGCTTGCCAATGCTGCAATCAGCACCACGGGCGCATCTGTTGATAAATTTGAGGGTACTGGATCGCAAACTGCTTTTACGTTGTCACTTTCTTACTCTTCTAACACTGACATGCTGGTTTTCGTCAACGGGGCTTTAAGAAATCCTGGTGATGATTACAATGTTTCCGGCACAACACTGACCTTTTCTACTGCTCCAAGTACGCCCTCTGTTTCGGGCAACGAAAATGTAATCATATGGGGCGCGAATGTTGCGACCCAAGCGGCTTTATCAGCTGCCAACACTGCATCTTCAAACGCTTCTGGCTTTGCTACAGCTGCACAAACGGCTCAGACGGCAGCTGAAGCGGCTCTGGATACATTTGACGATCGTATGATGGGAGCCAAAAGCAGTAATCCGAGCCTCGATAATGACGGTAACACACTTCTTGTCGGCGCGATGTATTGGAATACGGCCAATAATGTTATGCTTGCGTGGTCTGGCACGGCATGGATAGAAATAAAGCCATCCACTTCAGAGCAAACAAACATAAACACACTGGCCGGTATATCTGGCCTAAGCACTTTAGCCTCAAATAACGCTAACATAACGACTGTTGCTGGACAGATAACCCCCACAAACAACATTGGCACGTTGGCCGGTATATCAAGTGACATTACCACAGTGGCAAACAACGCTAGTGCGGTCAGCGGGGCAAGCGCCAACGCGACTTTAGCCTTGAATTACGCAACCAAGGTAGATGGCGTTGTTCCAGGCACTTCAGATTTTTCTGCAAAAGCACAGGCTGTCGGCGGCACTAACGTCACCAGTGTAACTGGTTCAGCTAGAGAATGGGCGTTAGGCGGTGGCAGCAGCCCAAGCGCCACTACGGCGGTAGATAGCGGCGGTGAGTTTAGCGCAAAAGGTTATGCGGTAGGATCAATCAATAGAGGGTCAGTTGGCGCGCACTCATCAAAAGATTGGGCAACATACACTACCGGCACGGTAGATGGCTCAGAGTTTTCAGCCAAGTATTACGCTGAAGCTGCCGCTGCATCTGTAGGTACATTTGATGACAAGTATGCTGGCGCTAAATCTGATGATGCTGCGGCTGATACATATTTTACCACTGGCGGCAGAAGCAAGGATGCTGGTGATTTATATTATTCATCTAGTGCTGGCAATGTACGAATTTGGAACGGCACTGCTTGGGAAGATGTTGCTGTCAGCACAGCTGGGTTTGCATCAAATGGCTTCAGCATTGCTTTGTCAATCGCCCTTTAGGAGACTTAAATGGCACAAAATTTTAGAAGGTACAGAGTAACAGGGGTCGGGCTTACCCCAGCCGACATACCGGATGGCTCGGATTTTGACAGTTTTGATGCGTTAGTTGGAATACATATGGCCAACACATCTGGAAACGCAATAACGGCATCTGCTTTTATGACCAGCGACACCTCGGCTGGTGATAACATTGGGGCTGATTATAATTTTGTTGTTACGGCAGCTGGCGGTGCTTTCTTACTGGACGCGGCTACCAAGCCAGCAATCACCATATACAAGGGATTTACATACACGTTCGATGTTAGTGACGCCAGCAATGCTACCCATGTTTTGCGCTTTGCAACTCAAGCTGATGCGGCAAGCAGTTCTCAGTACACTACTGGCGTAACCTCAAGCGGCACACCAGGGCAAGCTGGTGCGACTGTTACTATTGTAACCACAAGCGCAACTCCAACAACTTTGTATTATTACTGCACAGCACATACTGGCATGGGCAATACAGTCACAGTTAGCAATGTTCATTATTTGCTTAAAAACGGAAGCATACCGGCTGGATCGGCATTGCAAGTTTTGGATGGCGGCGCAAAAATTGTAGTTATGTCTGGTGACAGGTTGTTTGTTGAATCTGATACAGCAAGCTCACTCGATGTTTGGGTATCCGCTGTCGATGATATTAGTTCATAGGAGCGATTGATGGCGTACATTGGTAATCAACAGACGCAAGGTTTTAGCAGTAGGCCACCCAAACAGGATTTAACCGGTGCGTCTGGCACTAGCTTGACGCTTTCTCACGCTGTTGCAAATGCAGAAAGCATTTCACTTTTTATCAATAATGTGCGCCAAGAGCCAACAACAGCCTATTCAACCAACGGAACAGCGGTAACGCTCACAGGCTCAGTGGTAGCGACTGACGATATCTATGTGGTGTATAACGCTTTAGCTTTGCAAACCACAGTTACGCCCGATGGTTCTGTAGGCACAGCTAAGATTGCTAATGGTGCTGTGACCGCTGCCAAGTTAGCTAGTGGGATAACAAAGAACGCAACAATAGAAACATTGTCAACGACTGTGCTAACTGGTGCGGCAAGTGGACAATCAATCACATTAACTGGTCAATACTTTGACGCAAACGCAACCGTTAAGTTTAAAAAAATTTCTGACAGTTCTTTAACTAACGCTACGTTAAGCGTAACTGACGAACAGAACGCTAGTGTTGCAACAACTCAAGTCTACACAGAGGGCGTTGCTCATAAGTTAGTCTACACAAACCCCAACGGAAATACTTTTGTGCCTACGTCTAACATTACTCTTGGTTTAGCAGATATTGTTCTTTACCTGTCCGATGACTTTGGTGGTAGCGGTGATGTTACGAGTGTAACTGGTGGTTGGACGCAAACTCAAAACAATAGTGCTTCATCTGGTGTGGCTAGTGTTACGGCAGACAGAATAAGATTAGACATCAGCGGCACTGCTTCAACAAGCCAAACCATTGGTTATTCACTGAGAACTACAAACGCTATTACAATCCCTGCTGGTTACAACAGAGTTGAGATAAAGTTCCGAAGTGTAACAGGCACTCCGCAATTTTATATATCATCAACACCTGTTGGTATTTCTGGAAGCAGTATGAACAACAACTACACGGCTGGTCTTAACCAGAATTTTGGCGGTTCAGCAAATAGCACCCAATCTGTAACTATAGATAGTGCGATTGCAAATGGTACTGCTTGGTATTTCCGGTTCTTAGCTACTGATGGTCAGTATGCAAACCATGACTTTGAAGTCACCTCAATCAGAATACATAAGGTATAGGAGGCAGACATGGCTTTATCGAAAATTCAATCAGAGTCCGTTAACCTAGCCGACAACTTTGCGTTCACAGGAACGGTAACTGGTGCTGGTAAAGTTTTGCAAGTCGGCAACTCTCAGTCAATGACACAAGTTACTACTACGGTAACAGATTTAACTAATGCCACTGAAACTGGTTTGGCTGTTACAATTACACCGACTGCAACAAGTAGCACAATGTTAATTGTTATTAACGCATCATTACAAGGCGTAGGCGGTGCTTACGTTAATTCATTACTAAAACGAGATAGCACTTTTATTCCAATTGTTAGTGGTCAAGCTAGTGCTGGCGTAATGTCTTATGCTTTTAATCCATCTACAATGGTAAGTGGAAGAGGTAGTTATTCATTTTTAGATTCTCCAGCTACAACAAGTTCAATCACATATAAATTCTGCATTTCTCGATATGGCGGTAGCGGATCGGCAAAAATGAACTCAAACGGAAATAATCTTGATCTTAGCTCTATGTTTGTTATGGAGATTGCAGGATGATACATGAAGCAATCATTAAATTAGATTCAAAGGTAGTCGCAATTATAGGTGATACTGCATATGACAAAGATAACAATGTAGTTGAGTATGATTTATCGGCTATTACAACTGAATCAAACTTAATAGCGTTACGCCAAGAACGTAATGCTAAACTTGCTGAAACAGACTGGTGGGCATCTAGTGACCTTACCATGACATCTGCACAAACAACATACCGACAAGCCCTTCGTGACATAACAACCAGTGCAACATCACTTGATGATGTTTCTTGGCCTACAAAGCCGTAAGGAGATA